GTAACGTTGGCTTCTTGCAAAGCCTTTTCTTGATTTTCTAAAAGACGAAGTGTAATTGCACGTTTTGTAGCATCTTCGATCTTTGGCAGATCCTCGTGCTCCATAACTGGCTGCCACTTATCTTTAATCTCTTCTGATAAAAACATTTTCTGTTTCTCGTTTAAAGTTGATAAATGTGAATTAGGCGCCTAAAACGCTTGGTTCTCTTGTTTGTGAAAGTGAAGCCATAACCTTTTTCATTGCATCAGTCATTACTTCTGAGGATCCATTAGTACCCTCTTCCGCAACTACTTCTTCTTTCTCTAACTCTGAAGGAAAATAAGTTTTCTTCAAAGTGTTTAATTTTTCAGTAAAAGTCTCGGCATCATCAAATTCAACACCATCCGCAAGAGATTTCATCTTAGCTTTTTGTGTTTCGGTTAATTCTTCTGTTACTTCTCTGAAAATCTTTTCAGCGGAAGCATCCGCTAGTTGTCCTTTTGCATCGATATTTTTATTCATCTCAGCATCAAGGCTTTCCTTAAGAATTTCAATCTCTTTAGCTTGCTCATCTACTACATTGTACCTTTCGTCAGGAATTTCAATGTAATTATCAGCAAACAATTTTTGCATTCCGCTAACAAAACCCTCTAGGATTTCGTTCTTTTGCTTATGTTCAATCGCTTCAACATTTTCCTCAATATACTCGGAAACCATATAGTCAAGATAACCATCTAGTTTCTCTGTAATATCGGCAAGTTGATCGGCAGTCTGCTCGGCTAGTTGAGCTTCCATTCTATCTTCGATAGATGCAAGATTCTCCTTTACCTTAGCTTTCACCGCAGTTTCAAACACAAGTTTCGTGCGGGATTTAAAATCATCAGTTAAATCTTGACCGTCAAACAATGCATTAACATCGTCCTCTATATCAATTTCGATTTCGATTTCTTCTTTTTTACTTGATTTGGCAGATTTGGTTTCTTTCTTTACTTCGTCATCCTCATCTTCATCCGCATCATCCCCATCGGCTTCATCGTCCTCATCATCGTCCTCATCATCTTCGACAACTTCGACTTCGCCTGAGCCTGCAACTTTAATCTTTTTCTTCTTTAAAGGCTTGGCTTTTGGTTCTTCAGCTTCAGAGACATCAGCTTCAGTAATTTCAGAATCTTCAGCAACCATTTCCAGGTCCCCCTTCTCTAAAAGTTCATCGGCCTCTGACTTTGTAATAGAAGTATCGGACTCGGACAACTCGCCAACATAGGCTTTCTGTTCTTCATCCCAAACCAACATTTCGCCAGTTTCTGTTTTTAACTTCATCAGGGTTCTCCTAATCTTTTTTGATTAATATATAAATTTATAAATGAATCATTTCTGATTATCTATATTTATAAAACTTATTACTTTAACAGTAGCAAAATTGCTACATCTTACTCACAAAATCTTCAAAAATTGCCGCTTCTATCGATGTTAATCGATTTTTCGGCGCTTTCTTTATGATTTTTTTATATTCCGCAATCTCAACTTCTTGAATTGCGCCGTTCGCCCATATCCACTCTCTGCCTTCCATAATACCATTTACAAAGGCATCTGGTGCAGACGGATCTGCGACTATATCCGCGGCAGTAGCAAGATAAAAATCATCTTGTACTTCCTGAATTCCTTTTTTGTTCGCCTTGAGCGAACCCATACCACGAGAAGATACACCTAGTTGGGCTCCCTCTTTGATAAGGCTTTTGACAATATTTCCGTGTGGAGTATCTGCAACTTTCGCTTTGCCGATATAATTACTTCCATCTTCTTTCAAAGAGGTAATCATATGAGATACCCTTTCCAGATTTATGGTTGGTCCTTCAGGATGTCCTAATTCACCAAATGCACGTTTCTTGTCTATATATTCTTTAGTGTACCGCTTAACCTCTTTCGACATAATAGCACCAGGATATAGACGACCATTTTTATTCTTTACGTCTGCTTGTAGAAATACACCCTCTATATAAAGGTCTTTTCCATTTGCTTCAGTAATATATCGTACTGTGTCGTTAATTTCTGATATAAGTCTCATCTTCCTCCACGTTTGTGGTGCGGTTTGGTTTTGGTGAACTTGGAATGAACCTTACCACCATAAACTTTTTGGGCATTAGCAATTTTAGATTTATTTACTTTCTGCCATTTCTTTCTTATCTTGAGTCGTCTAACATTATTTACGCCCTTTTTACGCTCAATTTTAGCTTTCAGTTTGCCTTGCCGGTTTGAAAACTTCTGGCGATCTTTATTTTTTTGCGTTTGGCGCCGTTGCTGAGTATTTCTAGCTTTAAATTCTTTAAGACATTCTTCTTCTTCGGCTTCTAATTCAGCCCTCTCGTAATTGAGAAGTTTGAGCCATTCCGATTCAGACCATTCAACTATGACAACATCATCATCAAATGATAATGATTCTTCATCAAAATCTGAAAATTTAATCAGACTCATTTTATCGTCCTGTCGGATTTTTATCTAAAATTCTCCGAGATACGGCTCTGATGTCTTCCTTCTTGTCTTTTTTCTTTTTGTTATCAGTTGGGTTATCATCGTCCGTAAAGGGCTTTGCTTTTTTGTCTCCAAAATTAGCAATGTTTTCATCTTTTTTCTTGTCCTCATCCTCATCATCTTCAGGAGATTTATCTACGTCATCAGATTTCGAGTTGTTTTTCTTCTTAGCATCTATAGCTTTTTGAAGAGCAGGAGGTAATGTACCTTCTTTTTTTGTCTCGCCTACTGGATCTTTATCCTCATCTTCTTCTTCTTCGTCATCACCTTTGCCTTTTTTCTTCTTAGCATCTATAGCTTTTTGAAGAGCAGGAGGTAATGTACCTTCGTCTTTTTCCTTGTCATCCTTGTCTTCATCATCGCCTTTGCCTTTCTTCTTGGCATCAATGGCTTTCTGAAGTGCGGGAGGTAATGTACCTTCTTCTACTTCATTGTGAGTATGTTCTTTATCTCCACCTTCGTGAGTATGGACAGTACCATCATCGTGTGTATGTTCTACGCCATCGGGATGTCCTTCACAATTCTCTTTGAACATATTTTTAGAGAGGCCGTCTCTTATTTCCGTCACTTTTGCATCGATTCTACTGTCGATTTCAGAAGTTAAAATCTCTTTGAAGTCGGTAGGCTTTTTATCTCGTGCGTGTTGCACAAGTTTTCCTAAATTTTCATTTATCATAATAGTTTTTATTTCTTAGTATAAGTCAGGTGCTTCGCCGGATTTGCCATCAGCGTCAGTTTTGGCTTGTTTATCAGCTTTTTCTTTTTCCATTTCTTTATTTAATGCATCTATATCTTCTTCGGTCTGCATTAAAATATTTTTTCTTACCCAGTCGATTGAGTAATAACGACCTATCATCTCTCCACTTGATATAGTATCAAGCATTTCGATTCTTGATGTCATCATCTCAAGTTTTTTGAGTTCATTAAAATATCCATCATCTTCAAAGATGAAATTAATATTCTCTTGATAGACGTTCCATTCACCTTTATCAATAATCCCTTTTGCAAGGAGTTGAGTTCTCAATAGTGAATAAAGTAAATCAGAAAATCGTTTACGTAGTTTTATTACATATTTCGTAAACTTTATTTCATCTCTTGTTATTTCTCCCGTTCTGGATATACTCCAAGATGATTCTGTATCCATCCTACTGGCTGGAACGTGAAGTGACTGATATACTTTCTTCTGAAAATATGATACATCATCCATATCACCAAGATTTTGTCCCCCTGGTAATGTCTCTACCTCAGTTCCTCGACCGCCCTCTTTTCTGGGTAGCCAAAAATCTTCCATCATTGACATTGTATCTTTACCATTAGCTACAGTACCAGTGCTTGCATCATAACCATCTTATTCTTAAACTTGTTCATAATGTTACGGAGGTACTGTTCCGCTTTTGTTTTTGGTAAATTACCAACATCAATATAAAACACCCTTCTTTCTGGTGCTCTTGTAATCCGATAAATAACCATTGAGTCTTCTAACATCCTCAATTGGTTAATCGGTTTCATTGCTTTATGAAGATAGGAAAGAACAACTTCTTTCTCTTTATCATATAATCCAGAATCAGCCGTTGCAACTGCTTCTAAGGCAACTTTCAGGGTTTGAGTAATTCCTTTACTCTCCTTAGTATATATCCAATATTCTTGAACATCTTTGACAACTTCGATTCCATCCTTATCTTTTTCTTTGATAATCTCTTTAATTTTCTTGATATTAGTGGAGTCAATATATCGTAATTCCTTAATACCTTTCTTGACATTATCGTTATCAAAAATAATATGAAAATGAAGTGCTCCATCTACATACCATCGTCTGAATATTTCAGGTCCAGAACGATTAAACTCTAATTTCTTAGAGATAACCTCAAATTCTTCTGCTATCATATCTTTGATATTCTTAGGCACATCTACCGTGTCTAGTTTATCAAGATATATTACTACTGGGTCCTTATAGGGATCCAGCACTATTGCTTCGTTAATTATATCATCAATTGCCGATTCAGCTTCTGGCTGTCTAGCACATTCTCGATATTTAGCAATTAATTCTTGTTGTGTTTTAAATGCGGTGTCGAAATTAACGGAGAAGGCATTTATTCCTCCTCCATCAATTACAGTAGAACCATCGTCTAGGTTTGGTGCAACAAAGGACTTAGAGCCCTTGTCCACTACGTTAGAGCCAATCTTCTTCTCTATCTTATAACCAAATAGTTCCATATCACCAATTTTTGTTATTTAAGTTAGTATTTGAGTATATTTATACGACTCAAATAACAAACAGTATTAATTACCTAATACAGCAACATCACCACCATCAATACCGCCATCATCCCAAGATACACTAAAAGTAACTGTATATTCTTGAATAGCATCAACAGTTTCCCAAGAAAGGTCTATTGCTCCGACTTCACTTGGCCAACCATAGATACGTACTGTGTGATCACTATTTTCTCCACCACGATTGAGCGGTTGAATTGTGATTTCTCTATGTGCGGCTGAAACATCAATTGTAGAACTAAATTCACTAAATCCAGTGATTTCTTGTTGCCATCCTAAAATGGCTTCACGTACTACATATGCTTCATCGTTAATAATTGTTGCCGTCCAATCAGCAAATGTTCTATCACCAGGAACCTTCAACTTACGATTCTGATAAGGAACTTCGACTACACCAACAGTAGTTGCAGGTAGAGAAGCCGTCTTTATCATCATTTTGGTATCCATTTGAGCAATAGATACTTCAAACAAGTTAGGACGAGCATAATCACCTGAATACTGGGTATTAAATTGTGTTATATCCATTTAGTTCTCCTATACTTGTCCAATCACTTCAGCAAAATCAACACCAGTCTTTGTAGCAACAAAGTTAAGTGTGATAAAGTTGATTGATTTGGAAGGTTTAATAAACATACTAGCTACGAATTGATTTCCGTCAATGACTTCAGGCGTATTATTGCTTGCATCGCATTGAACATAAAAATCATACATTCCTTGTCTAGCTTTAATTCCAGAGAGATATGGATTAACCATATTCAAGAAATTTTTGCGGGTGAATTCGTTGTTGAATTCAAACAAGAAGTATTTCGCGGATATTGATATCGCTTTTTCTAGAATAATGAACAATCTACGAACATTGATTCTATCGAAAGCACTAGGTTTAACCAACAGAGTTCTATCTCCCCAGAGGACTGTGCCTTGACCTGGAAAAGTTACAATTGGATTGATTCCGTTTGGAAGCATATACAATTGATCTCTATGGGCTAGAGTTGGTTGATAAGCAAGTTTTACAACGCCTTTAATCTGACCACGATTAAGACCACCTGGACTCCACCAAGCATCTCTTACGCTATCAGTATGAGCCATCAATCCTGCTACATCACCACTGAATCCAATCCAGCGGTATGTGTCAGCATAGACATCATAAACGTATTTGTAGTTACCATCAAGTGTACCGTAAGATGAAGCAGAGTTAAATGCTACATCGGTTCTCCAAGCAATTACATTGTTAACTGCATTGGTTGCTCCACCAACATTAACAACTTCTTCTTTTGGAGGTGATACAATAGCGATACAGTCTTTACGACCTTCTGCTACTACCTCGATGATGTACTTAGAAACAACAGCAACCTGAGCAGTATTTTCGTTAGAAAGTCCTCCAGCAATTGCTAGGGAAATATTAACTTCGTCTCCGTTTGCTAGTTTATCCCAACCTGCCATATATTCGTTAGCACCAACAGTACCTGCATCCACTACTGGGACCCAAGTATTACCTGCTGTTTCACAATCGCCTTGATCATCGGAACCGCCATCATCACAATGAGCAGGTACTCCAGCCGAAACTGCGAGTCCTCCACTGAAAGTGATTGAGCCGGCGGCTGAATTAGTCACGTTACCTGTGACAATCCAAACTAATTTAGACATTTGATTGAGAGTATCCATAGCCCAGATGTTTCCACCGTCGCTATTTTTATCACCTTGTGATAAACCTACAAGATAACTTTCTACTATTTCGGTATCAACTATTACGACTACTGCCATTTCGTTGTTACCGGTATCTGGTTGCACATCGAATGCACCGGCATATTGCCAGGAACTCCAAGTAGCAGAACCATCGTGTGTTTCTACACTAATGCCATTTCCGTATGTACCAGGATATCGAGCATAAAAGCCTTCTGTCAGAGTACCGGATTCCAGTTGTGTTTCAAAATCTTCTTCGCCTGTGATTTGAGTTACGTTACCAGAAGGTGCGGCATTCATCGCACCAGAATCAACGACCCGAACTACTTGAAGACTATTAGTGTACTTCAAGAAAGAGGCAGAAGAAAGAAACGCTGGAAAAGTATCGTTGGTTGGTTTTCCAAAGACAGATACAAGGTCGGCTTCTGAGGTGCATAGATAAGGTTCAAATGCAGGTCCCCAAGTAAAACGACCAACTGTACCACCTAAAGAAGTAGCAACCGCGGGTATTGACGTAGACAAATCAATTTCTTTTGTCTGGACGCCTGGGCTTAATTGAAATCCCATCGTTTTTCTCCTATATAAAATAAGTGTTCAATTATGGTTATCCCTATCGTTTTACCGTTATTGAATTATTATGCGATAATTCCGACGAGATTTGAAGAAGAACCTCTTCTTCATCCATTGTAACTATTTATAATTTTCTACTTCTCAGTTACAGCAATAGCCTCAATGTTTCTACATATTTTGCGATAGCGTGAGTTAATCCATCCGTTTTAGAAATCAAACCATTATCATTATCTGGACCCCAATCCAAATCTTGACTATCTATAAAAAGACCTGTATGTGCATAAGGCCAAGGAGGAGTAAAAGGGATAGGATCGCTACGGCGAACCACCCTCCAATGAGTGGGTTGTCCACCAGACAAAACTTGATCAGAGACTTTTGGCGATCCGTAAGAGTAAATTTGAACATTTTTTCCTCTTTTGTGTAG